TTTGAACCAGTGAAAAATTCCTAGCTGCATTCAAAGCTATATTATTTCCAACTGCAGTATCTGAACCACCAGAAGGAAACCATATTAACATATATCTACCACTCATAAATCTAGTAGCATTAACTACCATACGTATAACTATATCAAAACGTATACCCAAAAATCCCTTCACCTTCTGTAAATAAACATCAGAACCAAAGAAACATTGTGGTATGGGGATCTGCGGAAATATAGTAGCTGTATCCGTTGATTGCAAAATCCCAGATTGAATAATAAAAGGACGCTCAAGAAAATTTTCTATCGCAATCCTATTATGATCGCTCGAAGAATTATGCAAATTAGCAGGAGTACGACTAACTTTATTAACCGCAGTTGTAACAACATTCGCATCTGAATGAAATATTGTTTGTGGTGATTCATCAGTACTTGGATCAGTAGTTGATGAAATAAAAGCATTGGTAGTATTATCGGCTTCTACCGGGCCATCGTTTATATTTATATTTTCAGCAAGTCGGTAAATCCAACGAAACATGACTTAATGTTTTCGTTTTTACCACCGGATCTCTGATTTTAGTGGGACTGCCACTGCTCCATCTGATAGTAAACCTAAATAGGTAAGAGCATTCTGTAAATAGCAATGCATAATATCTTCGTCAGTGGTTTTATATACATACTTACAAGATCACATTTACAGTATCGTGAAAATTTCATATATGAAATTTCAAAGTTATGCGGACTACCACAATTGATCTAGAAACATTAATAACCTAAACACTCGATCAGTTTGTTTAGGGTGGTTTACATTAGTAAACCTAATAATAAACTTGCTGGTCAACAACACTAGCTTTTCTCAAAGACTGTATTGTTAACAAAGGTAAGTTCATTTTATCTAAATTGGTATAAACTTCACGAGCTCTAGCTGTGATTTTAGGCCAATATTGTAACCAAACTTCCGAACTGTGTAATGATAATTCATTAAGAGTATCCTCTAAGTTTGATATACACGTACTATGATAATCAGCATTTTCTTTTGTCCAATAACAAATTTCCAATGCGACATCAAGATCAATGGGTGCGATATGTCTTCCTAAAGACTTATCATATCGCCACATGCGTTTAAGAAAATTAACCGTGTACAAATCACGGAATTCACTAACCGCTTGATCTTTATTTTCTGTTGTATACTGTAGATGAATTCTAGCCATATATTTTGGAACTGTGAGTTC